CTCTTTGTCTTCCAAATTTTGTACCTGTTTCAGTTCTGTATTTATCAAAAATACCTAATAATAAATTTTCAAAAGACACTTCTTCTCTTACATTTTGTAGTTCTCTAGAATATTCGATTTTATAAGGTCTTGGTGCCCCTAGACCTAATTGTTCAAGTCTTTTATTTCGATTTTCTGTAATTCCTATTTTATAGTGATTTTTAATATCTGGATTAGAAATAATATATACAGAATGATTATAACTATATCTTTTTCTAGCTTTCTTTTTCACAAGAGTATGTAGCTGTTTTATCTCTCTATTTTTTTTAGTTAGTTCAGCATTTTTTATTTTTTGTTCTTCTTCCAATTTTATTTTTTCTTCTTCTATTCTTAATTTTTCTTCTTCTAGTTTTTTATTTTTATCTAATATACTTTTTATTTGATATTCTCCTTTCTTTCTTAAAGTAGGAAGTATTTCTTCACATACTACTTCTTGAAATTTTTGTGCAACTGGTTTATTTGAACGCATAATTAGTTTATACAATCCTGCTTCATTTATTATACGCATATTTTGTTCTCCACCAAGGGTACCAATAATTTTGGTACCCTTCCATTTTTCAGAAAATTTAGTTAAAGCCATACTAACATCCTTTATTTCTAAAATATCACAAACATCTTTTGCTACAAACCAAGGGTCATTATATGTTCCTAATACACGAACAATATTTTTATTAAAAGTGATTGTTTCATCAATTTGATTTATTAATTCCATTTTTATTTATAAAATCAAATCTTTAAATAGGATATTTTAAAAATAAAGGCCTTTATTTTTACAAAACCTATCTAAAACCTTTTTAACCTCATTTTATACTTAATTAAATATAAAATAATATTTAGCCTATAATTTAGCTGGATAAGGTTTTATTTTTGTAACCGCTTTTTGTTCTTTGACAACTCCTTCATTGTTTTTATCCATAAAAACAGGTATAGCATTCTTTAATTGTTTAATATCTATTTTAAGGTCCATAAAGCCTGTACCACATAAAGGTCTCTTTCCGCATACTATTGAAGCGGATACCCCCTTTATTTTTTCAATATCCCCACTTAAAGCACTCTTAAGGAAATTATCTTGGCTCTCCTCAAACGAGGAGCGGCTCAAAGGCCCGCTCTCGTCTTTTCTAAGGGTGTATCTCGATATTGAAGAAATTGTACCTGAATAAGTCATTTTTTCAACTAATAATTTAACATGACAGATATTAATACCTTCCATGATAGTTAAGAATTCTTGAATTAAGAATTCGCGAGCAGCTTCAATACCTAGAGTTTGAAATATATCCCAAACGTTGTTAGAATGTAGTTTTTCCATTTTCACTATAGGATGACCTAATAATTCTTGAAAGTTTGAGCCATAAGTTTCGATATACCATTCATTATTTTCGTTTGTAAAATAAATATTTTTTATTCCTGAAATTCCGAATATAACTAGTTTTTCTAATATAGGTTGAACACATTCTTCGAGATAAATTTCGTTCGCATTTTCTTCTGTAACAAAAAGTAATTTTTCTTCTGAGAATTTAATATCTGATGTATCGACAAATATATCAAGCTGATTATTATTTAAATCTGAAAATACACAAAATAAATCATCATATTGGCTTTCAATAACTTTTGTAATATCTATCATGTTGATTTTGTATTTAAAAAGAATTTCTCTTTTTAGTTTGATAGAAAGACAATTTTTGTGCTTTGAGAAATTATCATTATATAATATTTTAAAAGTATCGTACCAAGTTTCTTCGGATTTATCTATACATACCTTAATTTCTTCAGATAAATCTTTAAGAGTTAAACAAACAAGATTATGTCCTACACTTTCTCTTAAATTTTGAATTGAATCTGAACCTTCTTTTAAATATATTTTACAATTTATCATTCTGGGAGTTTTTGTTGCATTAAGCAATTCTTGAAAACGAGGTACACCAACTGTTACAGATTTCTCTGATTGTCCCGTTAATACCATATTCATCTAAATATTTACTTTTAGAATCATTATATCTGTTAATACTACTTAACAGCATCTTCTCAGATGGGACTAGACTATATCTTAAGCAATCATAAAGAATTATTAGTTCTTTCATGCCCACAAACATTTAGTCGTTGAACCTTCTCCACCTCTTTTGAGGAATGTATCCTTATAATAACGAACTTAGGAGCTTGGCTGCGGATCATCTTTATTCTTTAGATTTTTACTCTCATAGTGATTAACTATGACCCTTATATTGTTTCCAAAATAAGTTAGTACTAAAGACCTAACAAGATATTCCCGCAATTTGAATGTGTTGCCTTATAAAATAAGACTAGCTATATTTTTGATATAACTTGGCCTGTATTAAGCCTTATGAAAAGTATTGAGCGTGGACTGTGTATTTCGCTCCCCAATACTCTGTGCCGCAATAATCCCGACAGACTCACCTGGAGATATCAGACTACTTTGGTAATTATTTTCTATCTGTATTTTAAGCTCATCAATTAGTTCCGGATAAATTTCAATAGTTTTAAGCTGTTTTACCAGCCGAGTTTTTAAATTATTTATTATAGATAAAGCGCTTTCGATAGGTATACTTCTATTTGGTTTTAAAAAAGATAAAATATAATCTATTTCGCTATCTTTCAAGTATCTTTTCATTCTATAATTATTTTGAAATTCATAAAAAGAAAATTCAATTTTATTTATGATAAAAAATATTTAAGGTTAAAATATATGTATTTTTTTTTTAGAAAAATAGTCCTTGCATTTAAAGTTTTTTATGTTTTTTGTTTTTTATGAAAAAAGAAAAACTAATTTAAAGAAATAATATTATTAATAAAAATGTCTCAAACAAATAATATTAATATTATTAAACTTATGGAAGATAATCCTAATACAAGATTATCTAAGCCTTATCAAGGTAAATTAATAAATAAATTAAAAGATTGTTTTTCCACAGAAGAACAACAATTATTTATAACAAATTTTTATTGTTATTTAAACTATAAATCAGATGATTTTGTTATCGATTTAGATGATATTTGGATGTGGTTAGGTTTTGCAAGAAAAACTAATGCCAAAAATGTCTTAGAAAAACAATTTAGTAAAGAAACTGATTATTTAGTTTCACCGCAACCGCGGGAAAACCTCTTAGGTGGAAGACCAAGTGAAAAAATTATGATGAATATTAAAACTTTTAAAAAAATGTGCTTGAAAGCAAATACTTCAAAAGCGAATGAAATTCATGAATATTATATCAAATTAGAAGAAACTCTTCATGAAGTAATTGATGAAGAAAGTAATGAATTAAGATTACAACTAGAAATGAAAGATGAAATAATTCAAAAGAAAGATGAAAGAATCAAAAAACTTCAGCGTGAAACTCAGGTCGTTGACGGAAAAAATGTGTGTTATTTATGCACTTCTAATGAAAAAGAATCGGAAGGGATTTATACTATTGGTAAAGCTGTTAATTTAAAAAATAGATTGGAGAATTATAATAGCAATAAATTATTTAATTTCAAAATGGTATATTATATTTCTTGCAAATCAGTTCAGCTTATGGATGCTATTGAAAAAATACTTTTATCTAAATTGAATAAATATAAAATATTATCTACTAGAGATGTTTTTCAATTACCCGATGGCAAAGATGTAACTTTTTTTACGCAATACTTTGATATTTTAAAAAATTTTTGCGAAGATATTGAGGAAGATTTGGTATTAGAAGAAAGAAATCAAGAAGAACTTCAAGAACTTGAAGAAGAAAATAAAAAGACTAAATCAGAATATAATAAAGAATACAGAACAGAACATCATGAAGAAATTCTTGAAAGAGAGGCAGTTTTTCGCGATTTAAATAAAGAGCAACTTAGAGAAAGAACATTAGATTACCAATTTGTAAATCGTGATATACTGAATCAAAAACAAAGGGAAAAAGCAGCTGAAAGAACTGATGAAGAAATAAATAATAAAAAGGAATATATGAAAGTTTATAGAAAAGAGAATGCCGAATATATAGCAGCCTCCAAAAAAAAATATAATGAGGAAAGAAAAGAAATTATGGAAGAACGTATTAAATGTGCTTGTGGTTCATTTGTTTCAAGGCAAAATATGACAGCTCATTTAGATACAGATAGACATAAAAAATACGTTGAAACTGGAAAAACTATGGATGAAACGCGCAAAGAAGATTATATTATATGTGTATGTGGTATGTCAATTTCAAAAAGAGGTATAAAAAGACATGAAGGGTCGAAAATACATAAAAGTTATGTAGAAGCTAATAAACCAAATGAAGATGAATAAATATTTTTTCAATTTAAAAATCACTTTCGATATTATTTTTTAAATATTTAATTTAAAAAATATACTTTAAATATATAAATGGCTAAGATAACCAGATATATTAATACAGATAGTACAGACTATACTATAGTTCATTATACTTTTGATATGTATACAAAAGCAAATTGTTTATTAAAATATTATAGTCCAAATAAAGATATATTTGAAGCAAATGAAATAGTGTCTGGAATATACCTTGGAAATATTAATTCTGCTTATGATTTTGATAAATTAAAAAGTTTAGGTATAACACACGTTATATCTGTAATCGAAGGATTTATACCTCCTTATCCAGATGATTTTAATTATTTAGTGATAAATGCACTTGACACTCAAAATACAAACTTATTTGATAGTTTTGAGACATCAAATGATTTTATAGATGATGCAATTATGGATAATTCAAAAATATTAATTCACTGCCAAGCAGGACGATCAAGAAGTGTAAGTATTTTAGCTGCGTATATGATAAAAAATTTTGGAATGGATGTAGATATGACGCTCAGTTTAATTAAAAATAAAAGAAGCATAATAGAACCAAATCAATATTTTGTTACTCAGTTGAAAAGATACTATAATGAAATGTTTAATCCATAAAATTATAAAATACCTTCGATTGGTACTGGAGGAAGTTCATATTCCCAACGGGTATTTAAGGGGCTTGGTTCGGTTACAGGACCAGAAATAGGATGATTGACTGGCATTCCAAGTCTATCACCATGTTCTTTGTCAACTATAGGACCATTAACGGCATAAGATACAAAAAATTTTTCTTTAAGATAAGCGTTTTTTAGCTGTTTATAATTTTCTCTGATAGGCATTTTTATTTATAAAAATAAATTTTAATTTAAACAATATTATTTCTAATATAAAAAATGTCTTCTTATGCAAAATACAAAGATTTAGGAAATGGGGGTGATTCTTCAAAAAATATAACAGGCAATTCACCCCCACAAATGCAGCCAAATCAACAAATGGCTGGAATAGGTGATCCATCACCTCCTTCTGGACATCCGGAAGTAGTTGAAGTTCAAAGTTTAGAACATAAAAAACATTTTATTAATACACATAAGGTCTGTGTAGTAAAAATTCATGCAGAATGGTGTCAACCATGTAAAGCTATTGCTCCACGATATGCACAGATGGCACAGAAATATAATAGACCCGGGGTTTGTGTTCTTGTAGCAGAAAATGCGGATTTAAATCTTTCAAATGTTCGTGGGGTTCCAACCCATCAATTTTTTAAGAATGGTCAATATCTTAATCAAGATGTTGTTGGAGCAGATATAGCAGCAGTAGAAAAGAAGTTAATGGAGTTATTGAGTACTCCTTAAATTTTCATACTAATTTATAGTATAAAAATTTACATCAAGCTAGAATTGTAGCTCCATACATTATCATTATCTTGAAGCGCTAAAGCAACATTATTTGGTAATATTCCAGTACCGCTTTCACCGCAATAGTTTTCTTTGTAGATATTAGCTGGGTTTAAAACATTTTTCTCCTTTGGAGGGGGAACTGCTAGAAATCCGTAACTACAATTTGGAGAAAATTTCTTTTGAATCTTAGAATCAAATTGAGTTCTGTCCATAGGAAAAGGTGCAGCATTATAATTTTGAGGTGAATAAACCTTATCCATCATTTGGTCGTAAGGAGTTCTAGGATTATTGTATTTTTCCATTGAGTCGCCTCCACTAGCTTCAAAACCATATTTGCAATTAGGAGCAAATTTATTAATAATTTTCATATCGTATTTGGTTCTATCCATAGGAAATGGTGCGGCATTATATTCTTGTGGCGAATAAACCTTATTCATTAATTGATCATATGGTGTTCTTGGAGTGTCAACATATTTTTCAATATTAACGTTCTTTTTGTAACAAGATGACATATTTATTTATTTATATAAATAAAAAAAATTAATAAAAATTATTTATTTGAAAATATTCGGAGATTTATTTTTTTATTTTGTAAATTTAATTTAAAGGTTAAAAAAATTATTTTTAAAATTCTAACTTAAAGACAGGATTAATAATATAAAAATGGCAAATAAGAGAGTTTCAAAAACCGCAACTGATGCAAGTGCATCAAAAGTTTCAGCACCATCTTCAGCACCATCTTCAACTGCGAAGACAACTGAAGCAGTAGCAGCCCCCCCAGTAGCTGCTTCTGTTCAACCAAAGAAGGCTTCTAAGAAGAAGGATGATAAGAAGGAGGAAGTTGTAGAGGAGGAAGTTGTAGAGGAGGAAGTTGTTGAGGATGAGGATGCTTCTTCCGAAGAGAAGAAGAAGAGAACCGCACCAACAAAGGAAGGAATTGCATCATCATTTGATGAACTTATTCAAATGGTAGAGACTGAGATTGTTTCTTTGAGAGATAGTTCAAACAAGACTAAGGGAGTTAAGTTCTTGAGAACTCTTAATAAGAGAATTAAGAGTTTGAAGACACAAGTAGCACGTATTAAGCAAAGAACTTCTACAAAGGTCGTTTCTTCAAGTTCAAATGGAACTAATTCAGGCTTTCTAAAGCCTGTAAAGATTTCATCTGATATGGCCAAGTTTACAGGGTGGGATCCGGCCGAACTTAAATCTAGAGTCGAGGTCACAAAGTATCTCTGCAACTACATTCGTGAAAATAATTTACAAAATCCAAATGATAAGAGACAAATCATCCCGGATGCCAAGCTATCCAAGCTTATTAAGTATGATGCCAAGAAGGAGGCTGAACCACTAAGATATTATTCTCTTCAAAAGTTTTTGAAGCCTCATTTTACTAAGGCGGAAACAGCTTAAATTAATTTTTTATAAAAATATTATTTTATAAAAAATCCGGAAGAAGTTACAATAAATATTTTTTTGTAAAAAATTACACATTTTAAATTATGATTTAAAGAAATGAATTATATAATTATAAATTAAAAAAACTAAAATGGAAAAATTTAAACATCGCACACCTTATAGAAAAAAATTCTATTACTCGCCTAACAAAGGACTATGAAAACAAACTTTTAATAAAAATAAAGGAAAATTTTAATGATAATCAACAGCAGCTGTTTGTAGCTAGCTTTTACTGCTTTTTAAATTATGATAAGAAGAATGATTTTGTGATTGACTTTGATAATGTATGGAAATGGTTGGGATTTACAAGAAAAGACTCTGCCAAAAAATTATTGGAAAAGTTTTTTACCTTGGAAATAGACTATAAAATAGTTTTCCGCCAACCGGCGGAAAACCTATTAGGTGGAAGACCTAAAGAAAATATTATGCTTAATATTAATACCTTCAAAAAGTTTTGTTTAAAAGCAGGGACAAAGAAAGCGGATGAAGTACATGATTATTATATCAAATTGGAAGAGCTATTACAAGAAACTATTGACGAAGAAACAAATGAATTAAGATTACAACTTCAAAATAAAGAAGAAAAGCTAATAGAAACTGATAAACTTCTTAAAGAAGAGACACTTATAAGAAAAAATTTAAAAGCTAAATATAGTTGTTTCTTAGATAGAAGATTGGATATCGATAATAAATTTACAAAAGGATTATGTGTATACATTCTAGGTTTTGAGGAAATACCAAATAAATATAAAATAGGATATACTTCTGACTTAAAAAAAAGAGTTGCAGACTATCATACAGAAGCACCATTTGAACCAATAGTTTTCTATAAAAGGTATGTAAAAGAAGCAAAATTTATAGAAGGTGTAATGCATCATGTATTAAGAAAATTTAGATTACATAACTCAAAAGAATGGTTTCAAACAGATAATAAACAAAAAATTATAGATGAATTAGATGATATAATTTTATTTTTTGAAAATAAGGATAAAAAATATGAAAATGATGTCGATGTAAAAGATTATTTATTAGAAGAAAATAACAAAATAGAAGTTGATAAACTTGAAAATGACAAAGTTAATGATGAGGAAGATGAAGTTGAAGTTGAAGAAGCTACAAAATCATGTTCAAAATGTAAAAATAATTTTACTTTAGATAATTTTTCAAAAAATCCTTATAAAAAAGACGGATTGGAAACATATTGTAAAAAATGCGCTAGAGAAAAATATTATAAATTAAAAAATAAAGATAAATTTGATCTAGAAGAAAAAAATGTACAAAATGCTCTTCAATAAAAGATATTTCAGAGTTTTATAACAGAGCAGGTTCTTTGGATGGGAAAACGTCCGAATGTAAAGATTGTACTAATGCGATGTATAAAGATAGAGTAATTAAAAGAGAAAATGTTGAAGTATTAAATGTATCAAATAAAACTTGTTTAATGTGTAATAAGTTTCTAGATATATCTAAGTTTGGAAATAAAAAAGACTCTTCCGATGAAAAAATGAGTTATTGTAAAAAATGTTGTAGTAAAAATGCAAAAGCAAGAAGATTAGAAGCTAAAACTCAAGTTTCGGATACAAAAAAATGTAATGCATGTCTTAATGAGCTTGATATTACATTTTTTTGGAATTCTTCTTCAAATAAAGATGGAAAAGACAATAAATGTAAAAATTGTCATAAAGAAAATAGAAAGAAGAAATAAAAAAATTAATTTTATATTTAGGGATTCACATTAATATTTATAATGAGTGTAATTGAAGATAGAAATACATATTATTACTACTATGAAAAATACCCATGTTATATGACCTTATACGATTTTATATTTTTTATTTCTTATAGTACTATGATTGTACTACCAATTTATGAAATATATATAGGTATATGTTATAATAGCGAAGAATCATGTTATAACTATATATTGCCTTTAAATGATTGGCTTTTTGTTAAAAGCACATTAGACCTTTCATTTCTTATTTTTTTACACATTATATTATTACCTACAAATAAGTATATAATCTACTATTTTTTGGATATAGTATTAATATTGTTTCAAATTTTTAATTTTTCGATGTTAGTGTTAGGTACTATTGTAATATTAAGAGATTGTACAGGTATAGAATCTGATTTTATTAAAGTATCTTTGTATATAATACTTATTTTGGAGTATTTACTTGTGGCATTAAATATGCATTATAAATTTTATATTAAAGAGAAAGAAAAAAGAAAAATAACGCCTATTTTAAGTATTTGAAAACTATTTTTAATTTTAAACTGATAATTCAATTTAAAATTTAATAAGAAAAATAAAAGCTATAATTATAGCTAAAACTATAAAAAACACAATATAGTAAGATTTTTTTATTTTGAAAGAAGATTGTTTAGGTAAACTTATTTTTCCAGCTATAAAATTTTCGTTAAATATTGTTGGATCTATTTTATTTTTGTTTATAAAATCAAAATTATTAAATACGTTCATGGCTCTTCTAGAATATCCGGTTTCAGGATCTATACCTCCGGCGGAAGCATTTATATTTAAATCGATTATTTTTCTTATATTTTTAAATTCTTCTGAGATACATGATTTAAAGTTGAATATTTGTTCTTTATAAGGATAGAAAAGGTCTGGAATAACATCGAATACATTATATTCTATATCACAATTATTTTTACCTCTAATCATTTTAAAATACCCGTCAATTCCCCATTCTGGCCCCCATGTATTTTTAATTTCCCAATAAGGTTTTCCATTTTGTATTCCCCACCCAGTAATTTCAACAGCATGACCTCCAACTTGTTCTCCCACTCCATTCCATTCATATATTTCTGTCTTTGGATCAAAAGTATAAAAATCTTCATATATTACCATAGCTGCAATTACAGGACCCCACTTATATATTTGATTTCTTATTTTTCTTTCTCCATCGCTTTTCATACCTGTTATGTTATGTACATCATATATTCTAAATGCTTTTGCTGGAGTACCATTTTCAACACCTGTTTTACTAGATATAAAATAATCGGAACACATATCATATAAAGGACCTGTGACATAAGTACAAAAAGGTAAATTTGTTGGAACAGAAAAGTTAGATATTTTATTGAACTCATTTAGTTGTCCTAAACTTTTGTCATAAGGAACACAAGTTGTTTCAAAGGTGCCATAAATGTATAAGAATAAACATGCGTTATATATAGTATTACCATAACAACTTGAAGTGTTTATACTTTTAATTGTCTCTTCAAATGTTTTAACACTTCTTGATTGATCTGTAATAGTAACATCTTCAACTATTTTGCTTATATCTAAATTTTCAAAATTGGAAGAACAAATAAGTAATGGTGTTGGAGATAGTTCTACATACATTTTACCCTGTGTATGAATATTAATTTTATCAGCTAAAACACCTACAGAAGCAAATGCCCAACAGGAACCACAACTCTTTTGGTCATAAACAGGTGTTAATAATCCTTTCCATACTTCTTTACCGCTAAACTCATCCGGTAAATTTTGATAGTTAGCAATTTCATAATCACAAAATATTTTTTCTTTAATATCAATATCGGATTTAACTTTTGTATTTAAAGGATTTCTAGCAATTTTCTCTTTTAACTGAGATAATGTTAGCTTTGTCATTATTTATATTATTTAAATTTATTTAAAATTTAAATTTATTTAAATATAAAATGGATATTGATATAGATGACCTATTAAGTAACTGGTATAAAACTAAGCAAGAAATAACTCTTTTAGAGCAAAAATGTGAAAAATATAAAAAGGTTGCTGAAAAAATTATGTCTCAAAAAGAAAAAGATATTCTTAAATCCGATTCTTATTCTTTAAAAAAAATAGATATAGTTAGAAGTACAATATCTAAGAATGATGTTCCAAGCGATATATGGGATAAATATTCTAAGAAAACAAGTTATAGTTCTTATTATTTAAATACACTTGATAAAGATACAAAAACTACCAAAAGAAGAAAACAAAAATCGCCTTAAGTTTATTTTTTAAATTTATTTAAAATTAAAAAATTTAATAAGAAACACGTCTGCCTATTTTAATCCACAATATAATAGATATTAAAATTCCTAATAATCCCCCCGATATTCCATATTCAACTTTATCAGTTGATGCGATAAAATAACCTAAAGCTGATAGAGCGATAGTTAATAGTCCGTAAAATGCAAATATATATTCTTTTTTGATTGGTTCCATTTTAATTTATAATATAAAATATTTTATATTTTTTTTTATTTTTTAAATATCACTATCGATGTTTTCATTTTCACTTTCATTTTCACTTTCGCTATCACTTTCGCTATCACTTTCAGTTAAAATATTTTTTTTATTTTTCAAAGGTTTAGAATTAGGTTCTAAATAGTGAAGTAAATCAGGATAAGTTGATACTACTTTATGTGGTTCAAATAAAAAAGTCTTAATTCTTTGTACTAAAATATTATCACTCTCAAATTCTCTTTGTATTTTATTTTTTGGCAAAAGTAATCCGATAGTTTCATACGTATTATCTAACTTTATAAGTATTATCGACTTTGAATTATTATTGTTTTCTGTTTTATTAAAATTAATAGGTAGTTTATTCTTAGAGTCTATTACATAAATATTTGTTTTTATTTTATCCATGATAGTATTTATAAGTTTAAAATCATCTTGAGATAATATACTATTCTTATAACTATTATATTCGTGTGTTTTGATATCATCAATAATTATACTTATAATGTGCTTGATATTTTTTTTAATAAGTTCAACTTTTTTATTGTCGCTAACTTGATTTAAGACATCAACTGATTCTAAATAATTTTTAATACTATGTTTTACTTCATCTTTATATTTAGAAAAATGAATGTCTGAATTTGAGTTTAAAATATTTAAAATATCTTCTTTTAAGATTATTTCGGGTATTAATTCATAAACAGGATTCTTACTTATTTCCTTGAAAATACTTTTAAAATTTTTACTCTTTAATTCATCTTGATTTTCATCATATATACATTCTACAAATTTAATTATTTGTTCTTTATATCTAGTATAGTTTTCATTTTTTTCTTCATAAGTTTGAATATCAATTATATTTTGAATAAATTTTGTATAATAGTCTTTTTTTTCTTTATTATTCATTAAGAAATAATCTTTCGAATATGCTATTAATATTGCATGTATTAATGACTTATCTTCTTGAATATTACCTGTTCTAACTAAATGACTATTGTAACCTGAAATTGGTGTTACAAATATAACAGTTTTACCAGAATCTAAATTTTCCATTTTCAATTTGTTTTTTTTATAATTTTTATTTTTTTAAATATTAGTAAATTAAAAAAATATTATTAGCTTTTTACCTTATGTTACTATTTGTATAATGATTTTCTTGTTTAATTATTCCACCTCCATAATCATTAAAATTTGTTGTGTTTGATAAGTAGCACAACTCATTTTTACAAAATTTTTGTGTAATTTTATCTATAGGGTGTGTATAATCATCTTCAATTTTTAGCAAATTTTCTATGGCTAATCTTGATATTACGTATGCATTTAAACATAATCCTGTTCCCACTAAAGTTACAGGTTCTTTAAAAATACCTATATTTGAATAACAATGTCCTAGGAATAAAATATTAAATCCTTTGCTTTCATCCATACGTTTTATAATATCTTGTTTTGTAACAAATTTATCCATTATAATATCATCTTCAAATATTAACGCATATGGTATATTTAAAGAATAAATATAGGTCCATAATGTTTTATGCGATAAATAACAGGCAAACTCAGCTATAGTTATATTTGGATTTTTTACATTATTATATAGTTCAATTATATAGGTAGATTTAGCATCTAATGCTTCATGAACTTTCGGAGTTATGTCTATATTTTTTAATCTAGATAGAGTTGTTTCCAATCTATCTGGACGTCTTTTCAAGTTTATAACCCATACATTATCAAATATATCTTTAAAAATCTCCTTTTGAAGTAAATAATCACATTTTATTTTATATTTTTTTTCGATACCATAATTTCCAATATGATTATATGAAGAAGAATAACACATATTCTCCCAATCTTTTTCGTATATTTTATTAAGTACTACATCTGAATTATTTGGAATACTTAATGGTATATTTTCAAATAGATTGGTTTTTAAAGGAAATATATCATTATTATCAAATATAACTGTAGAATCATCTTGATTTATTTTAATCGTATTTTCAGTTTTACTTTCGTCGTATCCAAATATTTCTATATAAGGCCAAGACCATTTTTTATTTTTTATTTTTGATTTATTTTTGTAAAATATTTTGATTGAATGTAAATTATCAAGATGAATATCATACCCATTTTTGTTTAAAGTGTTTTTTTCTTTCATTAGAATAGGAAAATATTTTTTATTTATTGCTATAGTTATCTCATCATTCCACGGTATAAATCCTTTATGTCTTACTAAACCTAATAATGTACCATTTATAACAAAACAAACTATATTTAAATTAGATAAATATTTTTCTACATAACTTAGTAAGTTTTTTGTTTCATTATAGTTGTTTTCAGTCCATATATTGTTAAATGGTTTGTATGAAATATTTTTGGAGTCTTCCATTACTTTTACAATTAACAATCCTATAACTATTACCATTACTATGTTAAAAAATTCTATTAACGATAACATCTTTATTATAACAGATAAATTAAAATTTGAATTTAAAAAATAGATATCTTAATATTAACTATGACTACTATAGAAGAACAAATTCGTACAGAAATGAGAAATGCTTTTTTCAATCTTATAGATGAGAATGTAAATAGTAAAACTCCTGATTATGATTGGATAACAAGGCTATATGAAGAAATAAAAATAAAATTGTTATCATTTTTACCTAATAAGGTTGGAAAAACTTATAAACAACTAGAGGTAGATTTTGACGTAGATTTATTCAAGCAAATGATAGAAAATGATGTTTTTAATCAAGAATCTATGATTAAGCTTGTTAATAATACTTTTGATTGGATATTAAAATTAGAAGCTCCAATTAGAGATAAAGATACTATTGAAGCTAAAAATAGAGTATTTAATAGTGCTCCAGAAAAAATTATTTCTACATACTTAAAAGAAGTTCACGGATGTATCGAGCAAATAGAGACTGATATTAGAGAATTTCAAAAGAAAACATAATTTTATACTAAATTATAGTATGAAATTATTCAAATAAGTCTTGCGTTTCTTTTATCCATGCTGGTATATCTCTTTTTTTCCACCTAAACATGTGATTTTTTTCGTAAAAATAGTATTGTCTATATGCTTCAATAGCATCATCTATATCACCTGTTTCTATTTTATAAGTTTCAGGCATAGCTTGTTTAGGAGGTGTAAAATCTAAATCTGGAATATTAGGTTTATTTTGAGTTAAAATTTCTAAATATTCTTTTTCACATTTATGAATCTTGCCATATCTATAAGTATATTCTTTACATAATTCTTTTGTAAGTTTCAGTAACCAATCATAGTTAGATAAACTTTCTCTTGTCCAAATTGCAGAAGGGTGATTTTTATGTGTTAGCTTCATTAGTTTAATATTCTTATCACTTGGAAAAATATGATGGGCTGAACATAATAATTGAACACTTTCAAGTATCATTTTAACAACATGTTTATCAACATGCATTTGTGCACATGTTTCAGGGTCTATATGTAAAAAAAATATATTCATAACTAATAAGCTTGTATTATTGTTAAAATAAATTTCATTTTTATTTCTTTAAATTAGAATTTCTCTAAGATAGATTTTAAAATAGATTTAAGCAAATAATATTTATACTTAAAAAGATGTTTAAAAAGTTATTATTGTTTTTTACTTTATTAACTATAGGATTTGCAGACAAATGTTTTGAGAAAATTGAGGTTATAAATAGCGATAAGTTATTTTTTTATCAAGATAAAGTGTATGATATTACAGGATATAATCATCCAGGAGGTTCAACTACTCTTAAAAAGACTATTGGAGAAGATTTAGAAAATTATGTTACTCAACCTGATTACGATTTTCATCTAACATCTAGTTCTTTTAAAAAAGACCTGTTAGATATGTATGTTGGAGTATTAAAAGATACTTGTGAAACAAGTACAAGTATTCCTACAAGTATTCCTACAAGTACCACGACAAGTATTCCTACAAGTACCACGACAAGTACAAGTATCCCTATAACAACAAATAATTGTGTATGTACTACTTCAACCACAAGTACTACTTCACCTACAAGTACAACTAGTACAACAAAAATTCCTACTACTACTATACCTATTACAACAAGAACAATTCCAACCACAGCACCATCTACAAATTGTAGTTTGGTATATAATTATACTTCTTCAATTCCATATACCCTTCAAAATTTAAAAGCTGAATCAAATGTAAATAATATTAAACAAGTTAATGGTTATTTAACTCTAAATTTAGTAGAAAACTTTGGCGGTGCTAGATTATCTACAACAGAATATTTTCAATATGGAGAAATTAATGCTGTATTAAAAGTAGCTAAAGGTGTAAATGTAATTACTGCTTTTTATATTGAAGCGGATAACGGTGATATGGTTGTTTTTAATATTATTCAAAACGATAAAAATAAAAATTCTATGATAGAGACAAACTTTTTTTATCAAGGTAATATGATATACGATATTAATGCTGAATTTTTTACTACTTTAGATACAATATTATATGAGACTTTTAACACATACACTATAGTTTGGCATCCTACATATTATGAATGGAGGTTAAATAATGTTTTACTTAGAAGACTTGATATACAGAATACTTTAACATTTCCAAATTCTCCTAGTAAAGTTAAGTTAAGTATATGGGAAGGACCCGTATCTAGTTGGGCAGGTTCAGGGATAGATTGGAAACAAAATTCAATATACTTTTCTGAATTATCATCTTTAATAATTACAAATTATTGTTCAGGTAATTATTCCAGAAATTTTTCTTATATAGAGAATTTTAATAATACTTCTGAACCTACAAAATCTTTAGGTCTAAATAATCTTAAAAATGATATATACTTGTTATTAGTCTCTATAACATTTTTATTCTTATTGTGATAATATAAACAAAAAAATTGATTTTAAAAACATTAAGTTTGTAAAATCTTATAATCACAAAAAACAATTATGGGAATTTTTAATTTCTGGGGATGGTTTAAAAATAACTTTTCTGGAACAATACATAAGTTAGGTCTTTCACAAGATCTAGAAACAGTAGACATAAATATAGATAATTTACTTATAGATATGAACGGACTCTTTCATACATCAGCACAAAAAATATACCAATATGGTGCTTATAAACCAAAAGATAAAAGTATTCCTTCTATTATACCAAATAACAGGCTACAAATAAAAGTTTTTGAAGATATATGCAAAAATATTGAAAATCTTACTCTTTTATGTAAACCAAAAAAAATAATTTTAGCAATTGATGGACCTGCACCATATGCAAAAATAGTTCAACAAAGAAGAAGACGTTTTTCAGCTGTAGTAAATAAAGAAGAAGATGACAAAGGATTCGATAGCAACAATATTACCCCAGGAACTAAGTTCATGGATCATTTATCCAAATATATAGATTGGTTTATTCGCAAAAAAATATCCGAGGATCCATTATGGAAGGATATCGAGATTATTTTTTCAAATGAAAAAGTTCAAGGTGAAGGAGAAAATAAAATAATTTCTTATATTAGAAATCATGGAAATAAGGATGAAAGTTATATTATTCATGGTTTAGATGCAGATATAATTATGTTAGCTTTAGGTACTGAGTTAAAGCATATTTATGTTTTAAGGGATGATTTATATGATAAAACAAATAAATATTTTGTAGTTGATATTAATCTTGTGTCTTTACAACTCGGAGAAATGATGAGGTGGAAATCAGAAATTTTTACTTATGATACTAAAAATGCTATTAGTGATTTTATTTTTATGTGTTTTATGATTGGAAATGATTTTTTGTCCCATATACCATCTTTAGAAATTTTAGAAGGTGGAATAGATATTATTTTAAATATATATAGAGATATTGGTAGTCTTAAAGGTCATTTAACAAAAGATAATGAAAAGGATATAACATTTTCAAAGTCTTTTTTAGAAGAATTTTTAAACTCTATCTCTGAGTATGAAAAAAATATATTAGAAAATAAACTTAAAAATAGAAGAATTTATTTTCCCGATCAAATTTTAGAAAGTTGTGTTGTATATATTGATGGAGAACCAAATCTTGATATTAAAAAATATAGAGAAGATTATACTGATATTCATTTTGGAAAAGAAATAAAAAATGTTTGTTATTCTTATTTAGAAGGTCTAAACTGGGTTATAAATTACTATAAAAAAAGTTGTATTAATTGGAAATGGTATTATCCTTATGATCACGCTCCATCAGCTAGTGTTATATCTAAATATATATCAAGTTTTAAAATACCAACTTATAAACCAAGTATTCCTTTAACACCTTTTCAACAATTACTTGCTGTATTACCCCCAAAAAGTTCATCGATATTACCGGTCCCTTTAAATGAATTATTAATCAGAGATAATTCTCCTTTAAAAGAATTTTGTCCAGATAAGTTTAAAATAGACCTTTCTGGAAAAAAATATGAGTATCAAGGTATAGTAATTTTACCTATGTTAGACCCTGTAATAGTTGTAAATGCATATTTAAGCCAGATTAGTCTTGTTAATCAATATGAACTAAAAAGAAATATATTTGGAAAATCTTATATATATAAGTACGATTCAAATGTAAGTAAGGTTTTCAAGTCTTTTTATGGTGATATAAATAATTGTAAACTAAAAACTATTCCTATAATTCTTTAAAATTATTTTTATTTTGTGTATATAATAAATGAATAATTTTATGAATAATTTTGGAAATTTTCAAAGAGATGTTGGAGTAGCATCTGCAGCAGTATCCATGACAACAGCTTATATATTAGGTGGTATATTTATATTGATAGGATTTGTTTGTATATGGCTTGGTTTCATGGTTACTGATACATCAAGTAATTTTACATGTAAAACTGATGACGATTGTAAATTATTTGAAGAAACATGTAATCAAAATAAAAAATGTTTTAAACCGGCGCAAAGACATTATATAGCTGGGACTATAGCTGGGTTAATATTTATTTTACTTGCTATAGGTATAATTATATTCTCTAAAAAATCATATGAATTATCAAAAACAAATAAAGGATTTGCTCAATTAGAAGCTATAGCTCCTGAAATAAATCTTTTAGATAGTATTTTTAAAGCTAAATAATAAAATAATTTTTTACACTTAAAATAAGTTTAAAAAATTAATAATTAAATATTTTGTAAGTTTCAGGTATGAAAATATATTTTTTTTGAACCTTTAAACAGCTTTTTATCCAATAATTATTTAACACTTTATTTTTTCTGTTATATATGCTCATATCAAAAAATTCCGGAATAATAAGAATACCACCTTGACTTTCTATACTACAATTATTTTTTTTATACTCTTCAATCATAATTTCTATATAATCTTTTCCAAATACATATTTTTCGTCCAAAAGTATAATTATTGTATCTTTATTTTCTTCTCTTAATAAAGTAGGTATAAATTTATTGCATTCTCCGTAGTCTCTTCCACATTTAAATATTGTAAAAATATCCTTATATTCGGAAGGGACATTATAATTTTTGTTATTTGGTATATTTAAAACTATTTGATTTACTCTGACTGTTTGGTCTAAAATCGAGTTTATCATAGGTCTTATTTTGTTTATTTTATCAGGTTGAACTGATAAAGATATAATTACGTTTTTATCGTTATAAGCTCTATCTAACTTTTTATAATTTTGTAAGTAGGAGTTTGTACCTTTAGTATGTAGGTATAAATATCTTGTTATTCCATAATAATATAAAATAGTGTATAGTAAGGATACTAAAGTCATAAAAATAAATAAGTACATTTTATTTACTAGAATAAAAAAAATGAATTTTAATTTTATATTTCTAGTTGAAATGTAAATGTTTATTTTTGTTTTGTATTATTATGAACATTACGATGATTATAAAAGAGCTGATAGTTCTGGAGATGTTATAAATGTATTTATGAATGAAGAGGAAGCCTATAAATGTGCGGTTGATAATTTTCTTAAAATGTTTAAATCTTTCAACTATAAAGATTGGGACGGATATGATATTATTTCTGATAATAATAACATACTATATCATACTTTAACACATAAAGAAAAATATAATCTTATAAAAGATAACTTGTTTAGTAGGATACTTCCGAGCCCTGAATATACAGCACAACCTACGTATATAAATTATTCTGTGAAAGCTTTTGAAATTTAAAGATTATTTTACACCTAATATTAAGTGTAAAATAAAAAATACCTATTTAAAGAAAATCGCTTTGACTAATAAATATGGTGACAACTCAAACTACATTTAGTATCGGTAATTGTGTTTTAAATACCACTTTAAATAAAGAAGGTTTTATAATACGCATATATTACATTAATAATGAACCTAGCTCTTATATAATCAAATATAAAGATAACACATATGGATATGCTGAAAATAAAGAGTTAAATATTATTAAATCTATTGAAGTTCCTCTATAGTACTATGTTCTTTTTTGAAATAAAAATATAAAGCTATTATACTGGTGAAAATTATGATTATCAAAAATATATATATGTTTGATAGAGTCGTACTATATGCTAAATATTTATTTGATTCATTTATACTTTCTTGAAGAGTTTGGTTATATACCTGTAAATAAAAATCTTCTGGTGATAATTGTCCTCCAGGGTATTTTTCAGCTATATATTTAACATCATATCCAGAAAAACGTAAATTTTGTTTGGTACCTTTATTATTTGTAGTTAGACTAGCTGGAAAAAAATATAACATTATAGATAAAGGGTCAAAATTAGAACCATTTATTTGATTTATAGGGTAATATTGTAAAATATTTTGTATAGTTGTTTCTTGGTCCCAATTTTGAGTACTTTTTGCCCATGCATAAACTGCATTTTTGTTCCAACTAATTGGATTCTCTCGTGAATTTTGATGTTCATGTATCAATCCAAGCATATGCCCAAATTCATGCAAAGTAGTTGCTACATCAAACCATCCTAAATTCATGGTTGCCTTACCATTATTTTCTGCATCTAAAGATTGTTTTCCTATTAAAGACCATGCTCCATCATCTATATTAAAAGAAATTCTAATATTCGCATTTGTGTAGTCATCCAAAAATACAAATTTTAAATTAACTATAGGTTGTATTCTTTCTCTTACTATTGCTTTTATACCTTCAATAACACTCATGGTATCAACTTTTTTTTGTAAAGGGTCAATTCTATGCACGTCGTTTGCTGTACTACTCGTATCATTTATTATTTCATCATATGTTTTTCTTGGAACATTTGTACCATCTCCCATAAATCCTATTGTTATTGTAGAATTAGAATCCCAGTTAAATCCATTTAAAAATGCTGCTCTTAGTTTATGATAATGATCTTCAGAGGTACTTGCATCTCTTAAATTATTTAAATGCGAAGAATGCGAACGACTTTTATTAAGAGACTTTTCAACACATATTTTATATTGTCCAAATTTAAATTTATCGCTCATTTATTTATTTATTTTATTTTATTTTCTTAAAATATAAATGGAAAATTCTTTTAATTTTATTTTAATATTAGTAATCTTATTTATAAATATTTTATCTATATTAGGTATGTTATTCCTAACTAAATTTTCATTTTATAGCTCAAATACAGATAATAAAAGATACATTTTATTAACTGATACAGAACTTAAATTAACTCAACTTGCGATAGTCTTATTTTGGACCTGTTTTTTCATAAATTTCTTTCATAATATATATATTTACTTTGATAAAATTAAAATTGATTTTTAAATTCAACTTAGAATTTAAAAATAAAAAATGAGTATTACAAAAGTAGATTATCTTGAAACAGGTAAAAATATAGTAAACACAAATCCTTTTTATAATACACTTAATTTGTTCTTAAAATATTATTTTATAAATACCCTTGAAAAAGAGTTTTATTTAAATTCTTTTATAAAAGATATAATTAAAGATGAAAATGAGTTTAAAGTTTTTATTGTATTTAAAGAGTATGCTCTTCATGTATATCATGATAAATATGCGGAATTGTTCGATAATATAAATAGTCTTGATAATAAAATATATGTTTTGTTAGGATATGTCAAGATATCATATGAAAACGATAGAAATATTATCAAGCCTTATATTTCGAGTATAACTGATAATCAGACTGATATTATAAATAAGTTTAACTACATTAAATCATCTTACATTTTTAAAAAAGAATCAAAGAATAAATTTGAAAAGCTAAAAGATGCGATAACATACTTAGAAAAAGCGAGATATCATGAAGAACAAGCTAAATACTACAATAATATTGCCTTAGAAAATTTAAAAAATATTAAATGTTATTTTGAGACTACTTTTAGTCAGATAAAATATAATGATGATTCTACAAAAGTTTTAACTCTTAAATTATAAAATATTTTTTTATATAAATTAAAATTTTAATTTATATACATTATAATAAATATTAAAATGAGTTTTAGTTATAGTGGTTTAACAAATTATGGCAAAGTTACGTTACCTTCAGCTGAAGGTTGGGGTGGAAGTATGAATATTTTAAGAGACCCTCCTAAATCAATTCATACAAGAAGGATTGATAAAGTTGGACAAACATCTGACATTACTGCTATGGTTGATGATAGTGGAAATAGAGTATGTGAAGGAATTAATGTTTATGCCAGAGGTGTAAATCCTATGGTTTCTGTTTCATATAATAATGTTGGAAATAATGGTGGTCAAGGTTCTGGGGCTGTGTATGGTGGCTCAAATATACCTGGTTCTAATAATATGTTAGCTGGAGGTAGAACTCAAGCATACTTACCTTATAGAGTTATGAGAGATGGAGCATTTAGACCTCCAGTTGTTACTCAGGCTGATTTATTACCATTATCTCGTCTTCCGAGAATTTGGACAACAGCTTTTACAAAACCTGGATTTGTAGATTTTTCAAAGAAAATGATGAGTTGTGGTACAGCAGAAACTACAAAAGAAGTTAAAAACTCTTTACTAAAAGCTTCTGTAAGACCAACTGCAACATATAAAATAGAAACGCCTTTAAAAGAACCTTTTGAAGTTAAATATGTAATACAGCCTAGTCTAAAAAAATCTTATACAGCTCCTAAAAGTTCTACAGATCAAACAACTCAGATTGTTATAAATCCTACAAAAAATATTAACATAGATAATATACATTCATTCGCACAATCAAATATTCAAGATATTAGGTATGTAGATAATAACGATTTTAATCCAGATAGATATCTACAAGATACTAATGCACATCAAGTAAATACAAATATGGGTTCACATATTCAAGTCTCATCAATAGATGATATTTTTGATTTATCGGGTATTAGAACAAAAGATGCTATTAATGTTGATTATATTACACCTATATCCGGAGGTGAAAAAGTTGATTATATACATGATGATATTGAATTAGATAGAGTTATGCCTAATCATTCAGCTTCTACAAATATTAGTAGAAATGAACATAAAGTATTAAATCATGAATATATGATAGATTTAGAGAGAAATACACCTTTAACTAATATGACAATAAATCAAGTTGGAGTTGGTGATACAAATAAAACTTCTAGAGAATATTATTTACATGAAAAGCCTCAATACGGAAGCTTTGATGGACGCGCTCAAATGCCTATGCTAAATAGAAATCAACAAATACCCGAGAATTTTGAAAGTGATAAATCAAAAATGAACAGAAAAATAGAAGAGATGTTTAATAGATATAAGCAATAATTTTCAAACTTTTTATAAGTTTAAAAATTATTATTTAAAAAGATAAAAATAATAATTATTAAATGTTAGCCCCTGAAATTGAAGATGGAAATATAGAATATAAATCCAGCTTATTAAACGTTGATAATGAAAGAAAAGAAAATTTAATTACACAAATGAGAAGAAGATGTATTGAAGGAAATGGAGAATGTATTTATATACTTGGTGTTGAGGATGATGGTGTTATGACTGGTTTATCGGATAATGAATACGATGAAACTATTCACAATATAAAAATATTAGCAAATAAAAATAATTATTTTATAACCTTACTTTCAAAAAAAGAAACAGAAGATGAAAATAAATTTGTTTATGAGGTTCTAATTAGAGAGAAAAATGATAATACATATATTGATATTAAGGTTGCTGTTGCTGGAGGAGTAGACAGTGGAAAAACTACGCTTGTAGGGTGTTTAATATCCGGAGAAAAAGATAATGGAAGAGGTTTAGCAAGAAGTCATGTATTTGTATATCCACATGAACTTCAAACTGGAAGAACATCAGCAATTAGTCATCAAATAATTGGATACGACCACGAAGGAAAAATTGTTAATTATCAAGGATTAGGTAAACTATCATGGCAGGAGATAGTACAAAAAAGTTCTAAAATAATATCTATACTTGATTTAGCGGGACATGAAAAATATTTAAAAACAACTATTTTAGGTTTAACATCATCTTTTCCTGATATTTGCATGATTATAGTAGATGCAAATAATGGTATTAAACCTATGACAAAAGAACATATACTATTATGTGTAACATTAAAAATACCATTTATAATTGTGGTTACAAAGATTGATATATGTAAAGATAGGCCAAATATATTACAAGAAACAAAACAAAGTATAAATAGATTTCTAAAATATCCAGGAATTAGAAGGCTTCCTTTTAATATCAAGTCTGAAGACGATATACTAACTTCAATAAAAAATATCTACACAGAAAGTATAACTCCTATATTTTATGTTTCAAATACAACAGGTGAAGGTGTTGACCATTTAAAATATTTTTTTAACATCATAAATAAAAAGAATCCATCAAAACTTATAAATGAGTTCGTAGAATTTCATATTGATCATACTTTTTCTGTCTATGGTTTTGGACTTGTTTTAGGAGGTCATTTAATAAGCGGTTCTATTAAAATTGGAGACAAGTTATTAATAGGACCAAATAATGGTGAATACGAAAATGTAGTTGTAAGATCCATATATTGTAAAAAAATGCCTCTTCAACATGTTCAATGTGGTTCATACGTTTGTTTAGGTATAAAAAAGATAGATAAAAATAATATTATTCGCGGTAATGTTATTATTTCTATGAATGCACCTAAGTTATCAATTAAAACTTTTGTTGCTAGAATTACAGTATTAAAAGCTCAATCAACAACAATAAGAATTGGTTATGAGCCAGTATTTCATTGTTATGCTATTAGACAAGTCGTAAAAATTTTACAAATTAATGAGAAAAAAAATTCCAGAAATGTTTCTATAGACGATGAATGTTTAAGGAATGGCGATAGTGCCAACATAGTATTTACATTTAAATATACACCACAATATATTAAAATTGGTTCTAGATTTCTTTTATGTGAGGGAAAAACAAAAGTAATGGGTGAAGTTATTGATGTATTATAGATTTTAAACTATACTTTAGTTTAAAATTAAATTTATATTTAAAAATATAACTTAAATAAATAAAATGATGGGAGATTTTATAAATATTAAAACTGTTAACCAACCAACTGATTTAAAAGTTAAATTATACAGGCATCAACTAGCTACCATTTACAAAATGGAAGAATTTGAAAGCAATAACCTTATATACAAAGATAATTGTATAATTGAAACAAAAATTGGAGTAAATGCTAACTTAACAGGTTATGGAAAAACTTTGGAAATGATCGGATTAATTGTAAGAGATAAAATGGAATGGAACTTAGATACTCCTTTTGTATATCAAAAAACAGATGTTATGTCTAAAAATAGAATAAAACAAACATATGTAAGAAGATTTGAAAAATTACCTACAACTCTTATTTTATTAACACCGACAATTATTGGACAATGGGCTTCTGAATTTAAAAATACAAGTTTAAAATATGTCTCTATTTTAAAAAAAAAAGATGTAGATACTATTAAAGTACAAGAATACGATGTTATATTAACTATTCCTTCAATATATAACACTTTAATAAGTACATATAAGGACTATGCATGGAAAAGATTTATTTTTGATGAACCTGGACATTCAAAAGTTCCAAGCATGAAAGAAGTTTTTGCAAATTTTTATTGGCTAGTTACCGCAACTCCTAATGCTATAACAACTATGCATAGAAAATGTGAAGGTAGTTTTATGAAGGACATATTAAATTATCGATGGACATATTTTGAAGCACAATTTGCGGATATTATTATTAGAAATAGTGAAGAATTTGTTAAAGCTTCATTTGAAATGCCTAAAACAACTCATTATTATTACGAATGTTATCAACCTCTATATAATGCTCTTAAAAATTTTGTTAATCCAAAAATAAAAACTTTAATCGAAGCTGGTAACATATCCGCTGCAATAATTTCATTAGGTGGAGAAGTAACAGATAATATTTTTGATGTAATAAAGAGAAAAAAACAGGAAGAACTTGTAGAAATTGATGCGAAAATTCAAATTTACACCATGCGTAATGACCGAGATAATTTAATAGAATGGTCTGATAAAAAGAAAAGAATTAATGAACAAATTAATGATATCGAAAATAAGTTTAAAAATATTTTAAATGAACCATGTTCTATATGTTTAGAAAAGTTAGAAAAACCTTTAATGGAACCTAATTGTCAAAATATTTTCTGTGGTGCATGTATTTTTAAATGGATTGAAAATAAAAACAGTTGTCCTTTATGCAGAACTGTAGTCGATATTTCTAAACTCGTATATATTCAAGATGAAAAGTTAGATATTTCAGAAAGTAAACAAGAAAAATTGATGACAAAATCAGAAAAGATTATTGACATTATACAAAAGAAACCAAATGGAAGGTTTCTTATATTTTCTGAGGAGCAAGAGTCTTTTAATATTATATCTAACAGTTTAATTGACCATGATATTTTATTTGTAGAAATAAAAGGACATGTAAAGACCATAGAAAAAAATTTAGAATATTACAGATCTGGAATAATAAAAGTTTTATTTCTAAATAGCAATACTAGTGCGGCAGGAATTAATCTTCAAGGCACTACAGACATAATTTTATATCATCAAATGTCAACCAATAATGAAAATCAGATTATTGGAAGAGCAAATAGAATAGGAAGAGATATAGATTTGGATGTACATCATTTGCAATAAGTTGCTAACAAGTATAATATAATATGAAATATTTGGTGCTTATAAAAATAATAATTAAAACCAAAAAAATTATTACTAGAATATACCTATAAATATAAATAAAATTTACTATAGTACTATCTATTCCATGCCAAGAATTACCTTCATATCTTTTTAAATGCGCATCTTTATTTACACATGGTTTTTGAACTGAAATATCGCAATTATTTATGTATTTTGAATTAATTATGTATACATACTTGTCTTTAAGTATAAAATCGTCATATACATTATCTAATAATAATGGACCTGTACTATACATTACTTCTAAATGTTTTGAAAAAGAGTTGTATGTATGGTTTAAAATTAACCCATGCCAAACTTTTTTCCAAAAAATATTTTTAGGTTTAGATATCATAAAGTCATTTGTCAACATGTCTGAGTTTGAGGATCTATATAAAATTGCATTTTTAGTTTTATATTTTTCTAGCAACGGAGTTATATCTTTTATAGGTTCTAAATCTATATCTGAATAGATACCCCCATAATGGTATAATATAAAATATCTTAAAGCATCAGTTCTTTGAACTTGATAAAAATAACTATCATATATAGGCATAAACCAGTTATAATTTTTTTTCAAGAAAATCCTACTGTTTTTTTTGTCCCATAAAATATACTTAAAACTAGGATGTAATTTTTTCCATGTATCTATCCTTGATTGAATATGTTTAGGTATTTTTTTATCCCAAAAACCATATATCTGGTGAATTATTTTAGGAAAGTCTTTCATTTTAAAACATAATGTAATTGTTTTAAAATGATATTTAATTTCTAGTTTTTCTCTTTTTTCTTCTGGTACTCTTACCACTCTTTCTTTTTTTTCTTCTAGTACTCTTACCACTCTTTCTCTTTTTTCTTCTCTTTCCACCTTCGTCAATTTCAAGTATAGGTTCTAAAGATTTTGATTTTAATTTAGCAGTAGCTATGCCAAACTTTTTGATTGCTTCAGAAGTTATTTTATGCAACTTAATACGATTTTTCTTTTGGTTTTCACACAAAGTAGTTAACATTTTTAAAATACTCTTAAATTCTAAATCATTTTCTTTTGATTCGTTTATTAAATCAAATACCTCATCCTGTTCTTTATGATTTAAAAAATTAATTTTAGCAAATTCTAATGCAAACTTTTTATCAATATCTTTATTCCACCATACTTCTGAGCTTATATCTTTTAATAGATTAAATATTGTATTGCAATTGATATCAATATCTTTTATTCTATCCTTAAGTTTGTTCACGTAATCTTTATGTTGTTCATAAAATTTAAAATATTTAATTTTATCTGTTGTTTCTGGTTTTTGAGATTGTCTTTTAAATTTTTTAGATTTTTTAGGATTTATAGGTTTTTTTATGTGTTTTTCGTAATCATATATAAAACTCGACATTTATTCTATAATAACATAAAAATAAATCAAAAAATTTAAAATTAGTTATATTGGAATTGACTTTTATTCTGAGGTATAAAAGAAAAATCCTTAATGAACATTTTACAGATATCAGAAAAATTTGAAGAGAATAATAATATTTATGGACAATAAAATAATTTAAAAAATCTATTTTGAATATTTAAAATGCTGAATGAAATATTATTGATTATTCTTTCTGTAATAATAGTAATAATACCATCGTTAAAATTATTTTGTACTGTAAGCCACACATTTGGTACTTTTGTAATAATATCTCTTTTGTTTTTAGTTATATTATGTTTACAGTTAGAAATAAAAATTAAAGTTGGAATTCTAGTTTCTTTATTTTTATTTTTTAAGAATACTTATTTGAAAATAGGAAAAACCCTTGTTGAAGTTTATAAACTTGCGTATATTGACTCTGTAAATAATAGAAAAAATGATTCTAAACTTAGAGATGTTGTAAGACATATTTATTCTCCTAATTTACTATTAAAAATTAATTTTAAAAAATTACCCACTATACCTACTATTTTTGTTTCTAATTATTGCAACGACAGATTAGATAATTTATCTTGTGTTTTAATTCCAAAAGACATAGCAATTTTAATGAAAGGTGGATTATCAAGAACAACAATATTACAAAAGCTAGTTAAATGGCCAATACTTACAAAAGAAAAAAATTGCTATGAAAATACGAAAAATATAATCATAGAACATCTAAATGATGGAAGATCCATATTTGCATATGTAACTAAATATCCTTTAGATGTTCCTAATACCATTCAAACTATAAGATCCGGAATGTTTCGTATTGCAAAAGAACTAAATATTCCGATTACTTTAATAGCTTTTGATTTTGTAGAAACTAAATTTCATGAAATACAAAAACAAAATTTTCATATTGAAATTGGAGATACATTTAAAGTTGATAGTATACAAGATGCTATTTATAAAACCAGAAAATTTTATAATAAGGCACTTACCAAGTTTATAAAACAAAAATATATTTTCTAGAGTGGAATAATTTTTTAAACTTATAAAGAATTTAAAAAATTGTTTAATATTGAAACAAAACAGCATCTCCTAGAGAATCAGGAGATGGATAACCAATCCAGAAAGCATTTTGCAAAGTTATAATATAAAGACCGGTTTGAGCATAAAAATTTGGTCTGCAGTTTGGAAAATAAGAGCTTTGGTTAGCAACTCCAATAAAAACTTTATTATCATAATCTGATTTTGTGTTCTTTATATTTACAGAAATAACGTTATTCTTAGCGATCAAATTTAAAAATTTAATATCAGGCTTAATATATATAGCAGGTACTCTTTTATCATTATCAAGTATAGCATCCCATCTTTCTATCTTATATTGTGTCATTTATTTATATAATAAGTTTTTTTTAAAATTTAATAAAATTTAAAAGATAATATTTTATCTTAATAAAAATGTCCATAGTAAGTTTATTTAATGAGTTACAAAGTATAAAGATAGCTATAGGTAAAAATAACAAAGAAAACGCTATTTTGAGAAAAAGAGCAAAAACTATCGAGCAACAACTAACAGATCATGTCGAAGCTAAGAATCCAGCTGGTGTTAAATTTCAAGATACTGCTATTCTAATAGATAAATCACAAAAATGGTTACATAAAAGTAAAAAAGATGCAGAAGAAGATTCTATAAAAGTTCTGGAAGACTTTGGAGTATCAAATCCACGATTAGTATTAGATGAGTTAAAAAAAGCAAGAAAAGGAGAAGAAACTGAAAGTAAAAAAATAAAAATAAAAAAAATTAAAAATAGAAACTAAATAAAAAAAATAAAAAAAATATTTCTTTAAATTAAAAATGAGTAATCCTACATTAATTATTGAAAATCTTGATTTTATTGCTATTCAAAATGAATACTTTCTAGGTGAATCATCTACTGGATACAACAGCACAGACTTTGTAAATTGGAATTTAGTAGTAGTTGATGGTGTCAACGATGCCAATCTTGGTTTCCCATATGCATTATCTGATAATCTTTATCCTTCTGACCTTCTAAGCCTTGCTTATTTACCACTTAAGGTTTCATCTTAAATAAACTTTTAAGTTTTTAGTTTTTAGTTTTTACACTTAAATTCAAGTATAAAAACTAGATTTTAATAATATAAAATATAAAATATAAAATATGCTCGAAAAATGCTGTCCAAAAATAATAGGAACTAAAAAAAGTTTTTCAAAAAAAACTAGTATAGACCTAAATTCGACTAGAAAATTAATAAGTGCGAAAATAACAACGTTAAAAAAAATACCAACTGAAAAAATTTTTATTCAAGATAACAGTATGCTAATGTGTACTAATTGCGGAGGAAAGGTAATAAAACCAATTTTACCTTCAAAAACTAAAATATATTGTATAGACTGTTTTAGACCACTTGATTTGCCAGATTTCTATTACATATAAAAACATTTTTATATTTACATTACTGGTTTAAAAATTAAAATTATGAAAGTAAATAATGACAACAACTAGCTCATTTCAAAAATATCCTGATTATTATAATTCACCAGAAGAATGTAATCTTTTTAACAAGAATTATGATAAAGAACCTTCTAATCCAAGATATAAAAATTTTAAACAAATACATTTTACAGCAGGTGATGAAGAGCAATTTCAAAAATATAGTTGTAATAATAATGGTGATGAAATACCGGTTGAAATCGCCGAAGATAATTTATTTTATAATAATAGCTTATTTTTAGAATGGGAAAAATATAAAAATTTAAATAATTTATGCAAAATAAACACCTTTAAATATATTTTTGAAAAATTTAAAAAAGGGATTTACGTAAAAATACTAAATAATGAATTGCAAGTCTTTTTACCTTTTTCAAATGCTAATTTTGTAAATGAATGGAGTGAAAAAATCAAAGTAGAACCTACATATGAAAACATATCTGATTTTTTTAAGCACATATCAGACTTAGAAGGTTATAAATTTAATAAAAATTACATTAATACTTATAAAACAGCTTGGTATAGCAATAATTGTTTATTAAGATATGAATATCCAGTAAATGAGGGAGATACAAATATTTCAGCGATAAAAAATATGCTAGTTGAGTTATGTAAAAATAGAAAGTTACCTGACGTAGAGTTTTTTATTAATAGACGAGACTTTCCAATCTTATCAAAGAATGGTTATGAACCATATTATCATATATGGGATTCTATGACAAAACCTTTATTAAGCCATAATTATGAGAAATATCTTCCAATATTATCTATGAGTAGTAATGAAAACTTTTCAGATATATTGATACCTACATATGAAGACTGGATTAGAGTTCAAAATAAAGAAAATAAATTTTTTGTTAGAGCAAGACAAATATATGACAATAAGATTTCTAATATGACTTGGAAAAATAAAAAGCCTACTGCTGTGTTTAGAGGTTCTTCAACAGGTGAAGGTGTTACTATTGACACAAATCAAAGATTAAAAGCAGCTTATTTATCTAGTATTACAGAAAATGATGAAAATAATATACCTTATTTAGATGCCGGAATAACTAAATGGAATTTAAGGCCCAAAAAACTTATGGGGGAAGAGTATTTAAAAATTACGGATATAAATAGTATGCCTTTTAAACTAGTAAATAAACTGAGCCCGTATGAACAATCAGAATACAAATATATTATTCATATAGATGGCCATGTTAGTGCTTTTAGATTATCTTATCAGTTAAGTTTAAATAGTGTTATTTTATTGGTAAAATCTAAATGGAATACATGGTTCAGTAATTTGTTAATTCCATTTGTACATTATGTCCCTGTTAAAGAAGATTTATCTGATTTAATTGAACAAATAAAATGGTGTAGAAATAACGACTCAACTTGTGAAAATATTGTTTATAACGCTAAATGCTTTTACAATAATTATCTAGCAAAAGATAGCATATTTGATTACTTTCAAAAACTGTTTGTTGAAATGAAAAAGAATACTGGTATATACTTTAATAATATATATAATACTTTAGATATTCAAATTGACGAACAAACCACATTTTTATCAAATAAAAAGTACATAAAAAATTTAGACACAGATAAAAGTATAATTTCTTTACCACATACAGTTAGATCATATCCTTTACTTTGTGCGTTAAAAAGAATAATAAATTTTTTAAGTATAGAAGGAACTTTGGGTGAAAATTTTAATAGCGATAAAAATATTATATTCAAAAACAAGTTTAGTTTGATAGTAAAAGTAAGTTTTATGGATGTTGACTTTATTGTTAAATCAACCTCTAATATAGATAAAATAAAAGAACATACTCATGAAGCCTTTATAGGTATTAATGTTATAAATAATTTATCTAGGAGCATACCAAACTTTTCATATATTTTTGATTGTTATCAAGATGAAAATAAAAATTTTAATATCGTAAGCGAGTATATTTCAAATGATACTTTTCAGGCATATATTATGGGAGATAGTTTTGATTTTAATGTGTTTTTGAATATAATATTACAAATATGTTTAGCGTTAGAAGTAGCTCAAGAAAAATGTTGTTTTGTACATAATGATCTAACTCCTTGGAATATATGTTTAAAATATCTTAACGAACCTGTGTATGTAGATTATATTATCAAAAATAAAGTAATAACCATAAAAACAAGTATTATTCCTATAATTATTGATTATGGTAAATCACATGTTGTACATAATTATCAACACTATGGTGTCATTAATATGTTTAAATTTACAAAAAGTTTTGATATTGTAACTTTATTTGTTATATCTGTTTATCAAGTTATATGTTCAAAAATATTATCTAAAAAAGATTTTGGTGTATTTTTAAAGTTAGCAAATTTTATATCAAACACAGAGTATTGTAATACCTATTTTAGAAGCTCAAGAGACATAAAGACCTTTTTTTATGCAGCAAAAAAATATACAAATCTACTCAATAATAATAAATATGAAATTGATAATTATACACCTCTTAAACTATTTAATTATATTGTAAATGAACTTAAATACAATCAAACTATAAAATATAGCAATACTTGTAATGAGTATATGAATACTGGAAATACAGGTCAAATTTTAAATTATGTATTTTCAGAATCTATTACAGATAAAATAAAAAGTTTTACGCAAGTTTTTAAACTAATTAAAAAAATAGACTTGCAAAATATTCAACCTTTATTTTTAACCTACATAGTAAATATTTTAAAAAAGAATGTTAGAGATACATATGAGGGACTAAAATTATTTTGCAATAAAGAGAATATAAAAAATACTTTGAAATATTATAATATGATGAAAGATGTTTTAAACTATTTAGATAGTATAAAAATAAACTATAAAGATATATATTTAAATCTTGATTATACTGTATATACCGATTTAAAAGTAATAGAAGATATAGCTGATTATAGCGAAAATATATTTACGGATATAAATGAAGTTAAAAAACAAATTTTAAAAAATAAGAATATTTTAGAGACTATTGATGTCGAAATTTTAAAAATACTTATAGATACAAATGATATTCTTAACAATATTCATGCAAATTTACCAGAAAAAATTAATAAAAAATACTTTGAAAGTAAATATGAAAGGATATTGAATATAAATAGAGGAAAAATATTAAGCAAAATAGCAAATATAAACTCTTTAAGGTATTATTCTAGAATATTATACGAGAAAACAAAAGATAATATAGATAAAACTATAAGTTACACACATAATTCTTATTATGAAAACATAAATGAGTGTTTAAATATGTTGTAATTTTTAAGCTGAATATATAGTTTAAAAATTAGTAAGATTATTCTTTTTGTGTTTTATATTAAAAAATTATTTAAATCGAAATTAAATAAAAAAAATAAAAAAAATTTATATCTTTATAAAGAAAAAAGAATGTTTGACAATAAATTTCTATTTACTTTATTAGGATTGATAGTTGCTGTTGTTGCTGTGAATAATGTTAAATCAAAAGATGAAAACGATGAAATTCAAGAAGATTTTGGTATGCTTCCAAGTATGACATGGAAAGTTGATAGAGTAGCTTCTACTCCAGCTGGAGCTAAGAAGGGTGATTTTTTTAGCGTTCCAGGTACTTATCAAGCTATGTTAAATCCTCGTTTTTCTAATGTAGATTACGGAGCCAATATTAGATATAATATGCCTTCAGAAGGTAATCTAGCTGCTCCTTGTAATCCTTTAGGATATGCTTCAAATCCTTTAACTTTTGCGTCTATGGTAAATAGTCAACCACAAGATTGTAAAGAAAATTACGGATGTGCTTCATCGAGTGGAGTTACTGATTGCAGAAAAGGTGGTGCTCCATTAGGATATCATGGAGGTGCTCCAATAATTCCTGGAAATGGATATGCAAATGGTAACTATAATGAAGTTGCTGAAAAAGTTTATTCCGATAAGAAGGCTGGAGGTTTACCAAGAGATAAAAGAGAAACTATGTATTGCGGTGGAAATAATCAACAATCTCTATCTTCCTCTCTACCAGTTCGTGACATGACAGCTTTAAATGCTGCTAGTGATAGTGTTCAACCTATTGTTTATGATAGATACATTTTCGCTAACAGAAATAGTCGTCTTCGAGGTCAAGGAGACTTCTTTAGAGGAGACTTACCAATTATGCCTTGTAATACTGGATGGTTTCAAGTTAGTGTACAACCTAATATTGACTTGAATCAAGGAGCTATGAATGTTATGGGTGGTATTAATAACGATACTACCAAGGGACTTGCTGATATTATATACAAGACTTCAGGTAATGCCGAAACTTCTATTGCTGGTGTTGATATGGCTCAACATGTAAATATGAGTACTATGTTTGGAGGAGATTTATCAGCTGGACAAGGAGATATTAATGTAACAGCCTTCCCTTAAAGTTCTGACTAATATATTTCTTAATCTTAAATTTAAGATTAAGAAAAAAATTTTTAAAATAAAAATAAAACATAAAATAAAAAATGTATGTGTCCTGTTATAACGAATGTATTGATTTTATAAAATCAGGTTCAGAAAAAGATCTTGGTGATATTAGACAACAAGGTTCATGTAGTTATTGTTTATATTGGAATGAAGGTCCTGGATCTCAAGGTGATAATACAAATAAAGAATGTAGATGTGATACTCTTTTTGAAAATTTAACAAATTTTGGCTCTACATATAGTTTAAGTATTCATAATAGAATGAAAGAATGTCTATCTCAAAATCAAGGTACTTGTAGTAAATTATATACTCAATTTACAAATCCTCAAAAACCATATGATGGTCCACGTTTTGGTGTATCCAATACAAATCAAGATTGTAGTGTTCCTTTTACTTTAGTAGATGGTATGTGGGGAAGATTAGAGAGATATCAAGATGTACCCCCCAGAAGTAGATTTCGCGACTATGCACAAAATATCCCAAAAAAAGAAGATGAAAAACCTTATGGATATTATAATATGTGTACAGGAAAAAGAGCCTCTCCAGATTTTTACTCTGAAGGAGTTTTGTAACTAAGTTATATTTTTCTTAGATGAATTTAAAGCTGTTGATTCAGCAACTAAAACACCCGATAATTCTAAAGCTTTATAAACATCAGAACTCATAATAGTTTTTGTTTGATGACTATCATTTACTATGATTATATTTGCTATAATTTCATTAAGCTTCATACCAATTAAGTTTCTAATGGTATCATGACAATCGTCAGATAAACTTTTAACTCCTGCTGTTCTTGCAAGTCTTGAAATACAAGGTTTTGAAAGTCCTTCCATTTTTTATTTAGTAATATTATTGTTTTTTTTAAATAAAGATATTTAAAAAAAGGAAAATTGTTATAAATAAAATGGAAGACAATAGTAAGCAAAATAGAAATAATATTTTCAAGAAAAAAAGTCATTATTTTGAAACTTTTATTTCAAAGGTATTAAAACAAGTTTCTGAAAATGCAGGTATAACCTCTAATGCTAAGCAACAACTAAATAGTTTTTTATGTACATTAGCAAAGCATATATCAAAAATTGCTAAAGAATTAACAATCCATGGCAAAAAGAAGACTATATCAGAAAAAGAAATTTCAAATTCTATTAAGATTGTACTTTCAGGTGGTTTACTCGATAATTCGATTCTAGAGGGAGAAAAATCTGTTAATATTTTTAACAATAGTAATGATAAAGGGAGTAGACAAAACAAAGCTGGAATAATTTTTCCACCCTCAATTACGGAAAAATTTCTTAGAAATTTTGGATACTCAAAAATTATGATTACAAACGCTTCTTCTGTGTATTTATCGGCTGTTTTAGAATATTTAACATATGAAATTCTAGATTTATCTCTAAATTATTGCAAAGATAATAAAAGAAGCAGAATAACTATTAGAGACATAGAAGTAACTATTAGAAACGATGAAGAATTTAATAAAATTTTTAGAAAAATTAACTATGTATTTTTAGGTGGTGGTGTTATTCCATTTATTCATCCTTCATTACTAGCTAAAAAGAAAAAAAAACTAAATTTAAAGAAAAATAAAAAATACAAGTTTAGACCAGGAACTATTGCTATAAAAGATATTAAGAAATTTCAAAAACTAAGTGACACCTTACTATTTCCAAAATCATCTTTTGAGAAATTTACAAGGCAGTTATTTAAAGAAAATAAATTAGCCAACGATATAGGTTCTGCAATAAAAATAAGCAAAGAAGTATTTATAATACTACAATATTACATAGAACAATTTATAATAAGAATTTTATATAATTCGAATTTTTTAGCTATACATTCAGGAAGAATTAAAGTTATATCTTCTGATATTGCTTTTATATCTTATTTGTTAAATGAATATAAAAATCCCTATAGTCAAGACATAAATGAAGAATCCGATGTATTATCTATAACTTATCAAGAACATTTAGATGGGTATATCGATGAGATAGAAATAAATAACGAAATATTGTGATTGACAATAATTAAAATATAATTTAAACATAAAAATTTTTAAATAAAAATGAGCGCTGAAGAAAAAAATAACTCTGAAAATACTCAATCTGTACTTGATAAGAGAACTACTGGTAAATATGCGATATTAATGGAAAGTAATGATGAAGAATTTGAACAATGGTACTATTTTATTAAAGTAGATGGTAATGAAGAAAACTTGAAATACCTACAAAAGCAATTAGAAAAAATCGAATGGGAAATTATGGAAGATTTAAGTACTTTTGACCTTGAACTGGAATATCTTGTTTCTGCACAAACAGCTAAGGAAATGACAAAGATTGATTTAAATGCTTATAGTTTTCATCGCAAGTTTGACGGTACATTACAAAAAATAGATTTCGAGTTTAAGAGAAAAGATGGTAACGAAACAAAGATGTGCAAAGTATTTGATACTCTTGGTTATGGTAAGATCGAAGAATATATTAGTGACGAAGATGTAGACGAAGAAGATTATGAAACCGAATCTACTGATGAAGAATCTGTAAGTGAATCTTCCGAAGAAGAGGAAAGAAGACCTAGTAAAAAAGTTCCTTCTTCTATTTTAAGAGAAAGATTAAGAGAAAAGATTGCAGAAGAGCAAGATAGTAGAAAGAAAGGTTCAAAGAAAGATAAGACAAACTATGATGTGTAAAATTAAAGTATTTACTAGTATATTTACTAATAAATACTAACTTAAGCAACAAATCTAGTTCTTAAAATAAAAATTATTATAAGTAAAACAATTGCTATTACTGCGATTACTATATAATGATTTTTTAAACTATTTTTATTACTTAAATCGTATATAGTATCTAAAATACTTTTTCCTCTACTGTTACAAAACTTTAAACATTCGCTAAATGATAAACTATTATCATCATCCTCTATGAATGGATTCATATTTATACTTGGTACAGGTTCTGGAAAACAAATACCATTTCCACAATGAAAATTTACATTTTTATCTTTCAAAACAAATATAGGATTTACTCCAAGAGCCAATTTATATTCAGAATTTGGAGCTTTATTGCTAAAACTTGGAAAAATATGTTCATTAAACTGATAAAAATAAAGAGGAATTGAGTTTAAAACTGGCCTATTATATGTTATTAAATTAACGTGATAGTTATCTTTTAATCTATCAACTTCATAAATATCATATAATAATTTGTAAGTAGAAATATCGTAAGGATAATAGTTTTTAATTTCACAACTAAATAATTTCATACCTGTAGGTATTGGTCTCAAATAAGGATTTATAGCATAAAACTCTCCTTGTATTTTCCAACCTTTATTAGTTAAACTTTTCATATTATTCTCATAGCTAATTAAACCTCTATAGCTATTAGTTGTTTTATCCAAAGATGTATATATATAATATTTTTGTAATATATCCATTTTCTTTTATATAAAACAAGAATGTTTTTAATTTTATACTTTTAGAAAATATAAAATTAAAACTTAAAAATACCTACTTAATTCTTTTCTTAAATATTCTTCTATATTTTCGACCTTTATTGTATAAGGAACGCGTATCAAAATTATATTATTTTCTTTGCACATATACTCCTTTAACTTATCCCTGTATTTTTGATTATAGAAAGCCTCCTTATTCTTATGAAAATAAGGATTATATTTGTAATGCTGAGCACCATCATATTCAACTCCTAATCTCAAATCACTATTATAACAATCTATTTCAAGATTATAATTACCTCCTGTAATTTCATTATTCAAAAAGGAAGGTCTACTTTTGTTAAAAGGTTTATTAAATATTTTTTCTAAAACTCTTTTACACTCTATTTCACCTTTACTTTCTTTTGGTATACCAGTTTGCTTTTGTATTGTATTTTTCCGAAATAAATTATCAATATCTCTTGCTGTATAAGTTGAATATGTATTACTCCAATTTCCTTTTTGTCTTGTTATTCTACGATAAAAGCCGTAAATTAGTATTAATGCTACACATATACCTAATATTATTTCAAAGCCATTATCATTCCACAATTTAATAAAATTATACATTTATTCAATAATGTTTTTATTTTATTTTATTTTTATTTCATTTCTACATACAGCACATTCCTTTTTATATCGCATCCATTCTTTAAGACAATCATAATGAAATATATGATTGCATTCTGTTAATGTAACATCTGAAATAGGTTCAAATTCTTCTAAACATATTATACACTTTAAATCATTCTTATTTTCATCTTCTAGATTTTCATATTTAACAGAATTAAATTCTATTATATCATCATCGGTTCTTTTTAAACAATCTTCTGATTCATTAAAACTTTCTCTTAATGCTCTTTCAAGGTCGTTTTCAAACATATTATTACGAATATTATTTATAAGTTCATTTACACTATCAGCTAACAATAAATTTTGCTCATTTCTCACCACTTCTTCTCTATAAGTATTTATAGTATAATTTAATATTTCTTCGTAAAAATATTCTCTAATATTATTAAAGTTGTAATTGAAATAATCATTTTCATCTTCTTCATTACCTTCTTCTGACATTTAATATTTTGATATATTAAAATATTTTTTTAAAATCAATTTTAAAAAAAATATACCTGTATTTATCACTTATATTCGTTAAATCCTTTTTGTGGGTCTCTATAACTTCCATATTGGTTAGTTGTTATTAAAGTATTGTACAGGATTATGTCTTTGTTTACATGATTATGTCCATGAATCCACATTATCAAATTATTTTTTTTTAATAAAGCAGTTTGATTACTTGAAAAATAATGAGCATTTTTATTTATTTTTACTTGAGAGAATATAGGAGAATGGTGTGTTGCAAATATATAATTATTTATTGTATCATTTTCTAACGTATTATATAGCCATTTTTTATCTTGAAAATGATATTTACACCTTGATTTTGGTAATTTACTCCATAGCGTACAACCAGCTAATATAATATTTCTATTGTCACAAATTTTAAAGGTTTTTTGTTGTAAAAAAATTAAATTATTTTTAGCATTACAAATATCTTCTATATCTACATTTATTTCTTCTATAGTTTTTGTGTTATTATCGTACTCATGATTACCAGATACTATAAATACTTTTTCAAATCTATTTGAAATACCATATAAAAAATCTTGATACCTTTTTTCATTTACACAACCTATATCTCCACATAGAATTAAATAAGGTCTTTCTCTTAAATTTTTATTTATATTAATCGATCTCTGGAACCCTTTTTCAATATGTAAATCGGATAAATAATAAAATAAATTGTTTTTAAAGTGCATTCAGTATATATATCTTAAGTTTTATAAAAATTATTTTCAATTTTTATAAAAGTAAAAAGTAATTTAATAACCACTATCAGGCATCATAGGTCCAAAAAATGGTGACTTTTTAGCACCTCTTCTTTTTACACAACCTGTACCTCTTCTATAAGTGCAGTTAGGATCAGTTTTACAAACGCTTTTTCTTCTTCCACGACATGATCCTAAAGGGGAGTTTTTAACAAATCTAGATTTTCTAGACCTCTTCTTTGACCTCTTCTTAGACCTCTTCTTTGATCTCTTCTTTGAACTCTTCTTTGAACTCTTAGACTTTCTACCTTTCAGACATCTACCAGTAGTTCTACTTCTACGTTGTCCTATAGCACAAGATTTTCTACATCTTTTAGTAGATCTATTTCTTACATATCCTATTTTGCAAGAATTTTTAGTTTTAGGAGGCGTTGGTCCACTTGGACGAGGGCAAACTTTTTCTGTTCCTTCTCCGTACCACATAGGAAAACAAGTAGTTGCTTTTTTAATATCTGCAGTAGCATTAATATATCTAGGATCGGTATCTCCAAATTTTCTAAATTTATCAGGATGATTTGTTCTAAGCCATTTTAAATAACTTGCCCTATCATTTATTACATTTGTATCCAAAAAATTTTTACATTCATCGCAATTAGACATTTTTTATATTAAAGCAATTTTTTTTATTTTTTATTTTTAATTTAATTTTAAACACTTGAAAATATTTCATAAGATTATGTCAATTGAATTGAATATACTAACTATTGATACACAAATTTATGATAATTTTATTGATGAAAAAAATAAATTATCAGAATATAAAGAACAACTAAATACGCTTGAACAAAGTCTAAAATTAAAAAATTTAAAATCAAGAGTTGTTCAGTCGTTGTTGAATTCAAAAAATAATTTATTAGAACATATAAATGATATTGAAAATAATATATCATTTAATTTTTATGTTATAGAAACAGCAGAAATAATTGAAAAATATAAAGAAATCTTAAATTCTCCTATTAAAATCAATTTTATGGGTAAAATTAGCAAAAATAATGCCGAAAAAGAAGAATTAGTAGAAAAATACATAAAAATAGCCAGTAAATACGTAAATATCACGATAAACAAGAAATACAAAGATAAAATTATTTGTAATAGTTGTAAATCCAAAGAATTTGATATAGTGGATAATAATATTCATGTATGCGTTAATTGTTCCGCACAGCAAGTAATAATGAAAAATATTTCTTCTTATAAGGATATTGATCGCGTAAATATTTCATCTAAATATATATACGATAGAAGAATACATTTCAGAGATTGTATCAACCAATATCAAGGTAAGCAGAATAGTACTATACCTCAAAAAGTTTACGATGATTTAGAAGAGCAATTTGAGTTACATCATTTATTAGTTGGAGATAAAGATACACCAAAGCATATAAGATTTCAAAATATTTTAAAAGATCACATAAATATCTTCCTAAAAGAGCTAAACTATAGCAAGCACTATGAGAACATTAATCTTATTCATTATAATATAACAGGTAAAAAGCCCGATGATATAAGCCATCTAGAAGATAAGTTACTAGAAGACTTTGACACTCTTACTGAATATTATGATAAACACTATAAACATATAGATAGGAAAAATTTCATTAATACCCAATTCGTTCTGTACCAGCTTCTTTTGCGTGCACGCCACCCTTGCAACAAAGAAGATTTTACAATTTTGAAAACTTTAGATAGAAAAACTTTTCATGACGAAATTATGAGCAACATTTTTATACAGCTCGGTTGGAACTTCGTACCATTCATATAATTTTATGCTTAGTTGAGCATGAAATTAAGGGGAAATTTTTACTATCGATTAGATTGATTAAAAGAAAATAGATTTTTTATGTGTTAATTCTAGGCTAAAAGATGAAGTTATGTTTATACGGGTGAGTTTGTGGTTAAATAACTAAATAACTTTTATAAAATAAAGTTATTTAGTTATAAATTCTATTTTCTTTTCATTTTTGAAAAGAAAATAGAATTTAAAGAAATGATTTTATAAATAAAAAATGATAAACGACCATAAATCTGAATTAATTGAAAATGAAGATGAAAATGATCTTACTACTTTTACTTATATAAGTAACGGATTATATTTTGAATATTTTATAGGATATGAAGTATCATCATTATTAGGTTATAAAAGTCCGCAAAGTACTATTACAAAAAACGTATCAAAGAGTAACCAAATTGAATTTCGAGATTATCCTGGAATAAAAGAACCTGAACTAGACCCTAGAACTATCTTAATTACTAGAGATGGTGCTATTGAAATTCTTCTTAAAACTCGCAAGCGTATATCTCCCGATGTTTTATATATTCTAAAAAAGTTTAACATAGATACAACAAATCGTAAGTGTTTGACTAAAGAACAACAAACATTATCAACAATAACAAATGTATTTAAGACAGAAAAATTTGAAGATCAATTTAAGATAGGATCATACTACTTAGATTTATACTTTTCTGAATATAAAATAGTAATTGAGTGTGATGAAAATGGACATGCAGATAGAAAACCATGGAAAGAAAGAGAAAGAATGGATTATGTTAATGAAAAATTGCTTATAGATGATTCTAATTGGATAAGATTTAATCCAGATGAATACGATTTTGATATAGCAAAAGTAATTGGAAGAATTTATCGAAAGATAGATGAAATAAAGCACGAAGTGATAGAAAAGGAGGTTAAAAGAAAAGAAGATGAGTATCAAAAATTATTAGAAGAAGAAAGAAAAAACAAAAAAGAAGTAAAGAAGAAAGAGTTTAGAAAATGTAAAACTTGCAAAAAGAAAAAAAAGCTAACAGAAGAATTTTTTAGTTTTCGAGGAACTCATATATCAAATTCTTGTAAGATATGTACAAAAATACATGGAGTAGGCAATGAAAAACCTGTAAATCAATATGATATTAATGGAAATTTTATTAGAAGATATGATAGTGTAAAAGAAGCGGCTGAAATAACCGGATTTAAAGAGAATAATATAGCAAGAAATTGTAGAGGAGAAACAAATACTACACAAAATTTTGTATGGTGTTATGCAGATACAAATCTATATAATAAAGATGACAAAAGTTATCTCGCGGATAATATCGTGGATAATCTCGCGGATAATCTCGAGGATAATCTCAAGGATAATCTCGAGGATAATCTCGAGGATAATCTTGAGGATAATCTTGAGGGTTTTATCGATAAAACTACCAAAAAAAAAATTAAGATAAAAGATAATTCTATAATAAAGACTGTAGCCCAATATAATATAGATGGAACTTTCATAAAAACACATATATCAGGACGCGAAGCTGCAAGAGACTTTAAAATTAGACCTGAAAGTATATATAGTGCAATAAGAAATAATTTTGTCTGTAAAGGATTTTTATGGAAATATGTTGTCGATGGAAAAATTATAGATAAAATAGATGCTGTAACTCATCATAGAAAATATATGAAACAGGTTGAAGTGTATAAAGAAGGACAATTATATAAAAGTTTTATAAGCATAAGAGAAGCTGCAACATTCATGAATGTAAATATAACTAAAGTAAGGAAGTTTTTAGAAGGTAAAAAAGATATAAATAATTTTGAATGGAAGTTTAAAGAGATATTATAGTTAATACAATTAAAAATATGTCAAAAAGAATTTTATTATATAATAGCTTTCCTTTTCATAATGAATTATTTGGTTTCTTTTTTGATTACGCGCAAAATAAAAATTTTATAATCGATGTTTATTGCCCTTTTGATAAACTAGAATATTTTAAATTATATCAATTATACTTTAAGTTTAACATAATTTCAGCATTTAATTACTTAGACTACGATTTAGTGTTTGTACTTACAGATAGTGATTGGGAGTATAAAAAAGAGTGGATAAATAATAAAACAATTACCCTAGATCATTGGTACCAAATAAGAAACAAGCATATAAAACATCATATACCTGTTTCTCCTTTTGCTTCAAACACATATAAAGAAAATTTTATAATACCAACATATAGTATACCTGAACTAAATTATGAAACAAAATTACTCATAAAACCTTTATATAATATTAATATTGCGATTATGGGAAGATATATACCTGAAAACATCGACGAATTAAAATTTTTAAAATACGACAAAATTATTTTTCACATCATTAATTGTCATGGCATTCATCCTGAATTAAAAAATATTGAAAATGTAATTATACATGAAAACATATCAACTATAAACCTATTCAATATCTTATTAAATTGTCAGTACATATATATTACGGATAAAAATAATTCTCACAATAAAAATCATAGTACAAGTGCTGCAATTGCTTTATCATTTACTACTGGATGTCAGCTAATTATACCTGAAATTATGAATAGGTCTTTAAGATTAAAATCCGCAATAATTTATAAGCCTGATAAAGATTTGTATTTAAATCTTGATCCAGATTATGAATTAGTGTTTAACGAAAAAAAATATTTTATTAACTTGAGAAATAAGATATTGGATGATTTAATAAATCAAATTGATAATTAATTTTTTTATTTGAATAAAATAAAAAAATGAGACCAAGTTTTATTGTATCTGTTTTGTCAGGATTAATTATTTTTATAGCAGTTATTATCTTTATTTTAAACTTTAAGATTTTATCTATGAATACACCTAAATTTATCGAATTATTGATATTAATAGGTATAGCGTTTGGAGTTCATAGTATTAGTCACTACTACGAAGAAATATATTTTAATTTTAATCCACTAACAAACAACTGGGTTATTTATGATAAGAAACAGACTTAACTTTGTTTTTAAAGGCGTTTATGTAATCTTTTAATTTTATTTCTGCTTTCCATCCCAATTCTATTTCAGCTCTACTATTTTCAAATTTAGAAAAGTTTCTTTCGCCTTTTCTTTCATCAATCAAAAAATAATGTCTGTCAAACATTTTTGCTACATCAATAATAGATAATTCTTCTTTTGAACCTAATAAGTATCCATCACCTGAACCTTTTTCTGTAACTAATAAAATACCTTTAACTATGTCATCAATATGAGTAAAACATCTGGTTTGTGTTCCTGGTTTAACTACAGTTAAAGAAGAATTACTTGAGTATTGATTTTCAAATATTCCTATAACAGTCGCATAATTTCCAGTTTTAATTTGACCTTCGCCATATACATTAAAAAAATAACAGATGCAAAAATTCAAACCAAACCATTTAGCATAGTTATGAATGAGTTTAATGTTATTAAACTTTGTAAATGCATAAGGGCTTAAATTTTCATTTTCATTATTACCGAATATTGCGGAACTGCCACTATAAATAAGTTTTGAATTATTTTTTACAGCATATTCCAACACTTGTTGGGTACCATATGTGTTGGATTTAAAGACTTTCGAAGTTTCACTAAAAGATTGATGTATTCTACTATATTCAGCAAAATGAAAGATTATATTTGGTTTAAAATTTTTAAAATCATATATATCTAAATTTAAAATATCCCAAGTATTTCCGTAAATATATGTTACACCATCAGTATGGTTTGAAATATTTCCAGTAGAATAGTTATCTATGGATATAATTTGATGTTCTTTTGTTTTAACTAATTCTTTAATTAGATTTGATCCTACAAATCCGGCACCTCCAGTAACTAGTATTTTCATTTTAAAATTAAGAATATAAAACTTTAAATCTGTTTGATTTAAAGTTTAATTTATGAATTAGAAACAAAACTTAGCAGCAATAAGTAAAATTAACCCTAAAACAACTCCATGTAGGATAATTCCGGTTGTAGTTGGTACACCACGAACATCTAGAATTGTAACTCCGGCATAATTACCAAGCTTTGCGGTTAAATTGAACATAAAATTTTGTAGTACTAACCAGAATACACCAGTTGCAATGAGAAGGAAAATTAATCCACTTATAAAATTCATCTTTTATATTATGAAAAAAATATTTTTTTTATTTTTTTTATTTTTTTTATTTTCTTGATTTTCTTTTTCCTGATTTTCTTTTTCTTGAACTTCTTTTTCGTGATTTTCTTTTTCCTAATTTTCTTTTTCTTGAACTTCTTTTTCGTGATTTTCTTTTTCTTGAACTTCTTTTTCTTGAACTTCTTTTTCCTGATTTTCTTTTTGAACTTTGCTTTCTACCATAATCAGTAGAAAGTGGATGTTGAGGATCAAAAATTGTAACTCTATCACCATCTTGAATATTAACACTTAATGTATCATCACTCCCTAGAATTTTTGTTGTATATGGTAATTTTTTTCCGTTTTTATATATATTATAAAATTTATTAAAATTTTCATAGTCTTTTATATTTTTAAAAAAACCAATTTTAATTAAAAGGTCGGCAATAGTCATTTCACTTTCAATAATAATATCGTCTTTTCGAGCTAATACAGGTTTTTCAAAATATATATACATAATCTTTCCGATTGGAAATTTATCTTTTTTATGTTCGCTAAAATTTTGTAAAATAAATCCAGACATCTTTATATGATGAAAGAAAAAAAAAATATTATTTTACTGCACATGATTTTTAATAATTGTATTTTTCTGTGCAAGTGTTTCTTGTAATAACTCTTCTAATTTAATATAATAATCATGTATCTCATCTGCTTTCTTTGTTCCAGTTTTTAAACAAAACTTTTTACACCCTTGAAGATTTAAAAGGCCGGTTTTTAAATCTACTATATAAATGACTCATAAACACAAAGATTTGTTCAAATTAAGGTTCAAATATTTTTTTTTCAAAAATGGTTCGCGCGACTGGTTTTTAAACTTAAATTTAATAACTAATTTTAAGTTTTAATATGTTCTTCTTTGATATCTTTAGTTTCTTTTTCTTTTTCTTTTTCTTTTTCTTTTTTTTGTTCATTATATTTCTTTTTTTGATCTGATTTACAATCTTTACAATTAGCCGAAATTCCATCTTTAGATGTAGAACTATTATAAAATAAATTTCTTGTTTTTACACTTTCACATCTATTACACCATTTTTCTAACAAAATATCGTATTTTGGTATGATAACCACCTTTCTTCTTTTTCTTTTATCTCCGTATCTTCCTCGTAAATAACATTCTTTACATAATCTATTTACACCATCAGAATTTCCTTTATTTTTAAAAAATTCTGATAAAGGTAACATTCTACTTTGTTCAGTTGTATGATGTATTCCTCCGCATCTCTTAGTTGTTGTGGAATTTATTTCAACAATTTCTTCTTTTAGTTCATTTTCTACTTCATCTATAGGAATTATATTTCTATTAAATTTTTCTATTTCTTCTTCTGTTTCTAATGTATATTCTATATTTAACAATTCGCATATATCGAATACGCTCTTTATTAAAATTTCAAGATTAACACCAGATACACATTCACTATTTAAAGAATATAGGTGCTTTTCGTATTTATGTTTAATATTTTTTTCGATAAGAGAGCTATCATTACTATAAATAAGAAATAAAAGTTTACAATAAGGATTACTTGTTCTATATGTTCCTGACCTATTTGTTATTTGACCAGAAACTCCGATTTTTATAACATTTTTAGTAGAATTTTCTTCCATCCTAAATAAATAAATACATGGACCTTCTTTCAGTTTATATAAATTTTTCTTCTTAAGGTAATATTGATGAGTTTGATAAAGCTTATGATATTTTTTACTTACTTCTTTATTTTCTTCTTCTAAAGAAACTATTACATCTTCTGCATTTTTTAATTTAGATTTTAAACCAGAATCAATCTCTTCTTCACTTTTCTCGTTGCCAATTTCTACACTATCTGTAAAAATAAGCTCTCTAATCCATTTGGAGATTTGTAGAGAAAAACTTGGAGAACACCATTGGGCTAATTGAATTCCTAAATCTGGATGGATCCAAGTTCCTTGATTATATTTACCAGAATTTCCTCTATATATTTCAATTAATTCTTTTTTAACCAAGTTCGTGGTTATATTTTGTGAGGTACAAATATGTACCTCACTTTTTTTAACATTATTTTCAAGTTCTTTTATAAAATCTTTTGTTTCTTTTATTCGTAACCAAAGTTTTGGTTGTTTTCCTACTGCTTTACATAAAGCGGTTGCATATATATAACCATCTTCTCTTAAAGGTATAGTAAATTCTTCACCATTTTCGAGTTTTAATTTGCATTGAAATAAGTCATTTACTTTTTGAAATTTACTTGTAGTTGTCATTTTTATATTAAAAAACATTTCTTTAAATAAGTTATAAAAATTTCATCGGGGACTTGGTTTACTCAAGTTGACTTGAATAAGTTCCCGATACGGGAATTTGCACCACACGTTTTTAAACTCTAAATCAGTCTAAAATATAAAATGTATTTAAAATACGTAAAATAGAATTTTAATTAAAGATTGTATCAGAAATACATACTAGATTATACACTTATGATTGAAGATTCAAATAATAAGTTTTAAAAATTAAATTTAAAAAAGAAAAATATTATTTCTTTAAAATAGTTTTAAAAATTATTTTAATTAATTTTTTTTTTCTTAACATTAAATAAAAAATGTCTAATCTAACTTCATCAAATGTTACCTCTGGTTTTATTGATTTAGCTACTTTCGATGAAATCGAAAAGTATATGTATGGTGGTCCCGATGCTACTGCTTATTTTGTAAGAGAAACTCGTAAATCTACGTGGTTTACACAGGTGCCGGTTGCTCTAAGTCGCTCAGCAGGAACTCCTGCTTGGAATCAAGAATGGTCTGCCAGTATTTCTCGTGCTGGTGATTATTTGCTTCAAACTTGGCTTAGAGTTACTATTCCTTCAGTTACAATTCTTACTTCAGGAGTTCCTACAACTGCAACCATCAGATGGACTAAGAACTTGATGCACAACCTTATCAAAGAATGTACTATTACATTTAACGATCTTGTTGCTGCTAGATTTGATAACTACCATTTAGATTTTTGGGCTGCTTTTACTGTTCCTGCTGGTAAGCAAAATGGATACAACAATATGATTGGTAATATTCCTCAACTTGTTTATCCTGTTCCTTCAAGTGCAGGACCAAATTCTGGATATACTCTTCAAAAGCAAATTCTTAACTTGCCTCTACCATTTTTCTATGGTAGAGATAGTGGAGTTGCTCTTCCAACAGCTGCCCTTCCATATAACGATATGAGAATTAACTTCTCATTCCGTGACTGGACCGATCTTCTTGTTTATCAACTCAATACAGGTGCTGGTCCTTCACAACTACCTACACCATATTCTACTTATATTACATCTGATATCTTAACTCAAACCACTCTTACTGCAAATGTTTGGGCTAATTATGCCATCGTTTCAAATGACGAACGTAAGAGAATGGCCTGTGCACCCCGTGATATTTTGATCGAGCAGGTCCAGACAGCTCCTAGACAAAATTATGCTCCTGTAACTGATTACAGACCTAATTTTGATATCAGATTTTCACATGCTATTAAGGTTCTTTTCTTTGCTGTACGTAATACTACTGGAAAGAGTGAATGGTCTAATTACACAACTGTATCCCCCGTTGTCAAGAACTCCGGAGGTGCTGGAGGTGTTAACTTGTTAGATTCAAGAAATAACTATCTAGCTGCTGATCCTATCGATACTACTTCTCTAATCTATGAGAATACTAATCGTCTATCTGATATGGGTTCCGATTATTATTCTCTTGTTAACCCTTATTATAACGCTCCAGTTATTCCTTATTCTATTGGATATCACTGCTATTCATATTCACTAGATTTTATCTGCTTGGATCCGATGGGATCAACTAACTATGGAAAATTGACCAACGTATCAATTGTCCCCAAAAGTTCAACTGCTGCTAACACAGCTGCAACTGCTGGTCAACTAAATGCTGCTTCTAGCAGTCAAACTTATGAATTTATTGTTACTGCTGTCAACAATAATATCATAAGAATCTCAGGTGGAGCTCTAGGTGAAAATGGGAAGCCTAGAATAGGTAGATGCTTTAATAGTTGTGGTAAAACTATTAGAGATAAACATTTGAATTACCACCAATTAACACTTACTATATGTTAATTGATATAACTACCTAGTATATTGATAAAACAATATGCGAGATAATTTATAATGTCGGGAAACCCCTTAAGATTATACTACCAAACTATTATAGAAATATAATATGTG